GGCCCTTCTCAACTATCTTTTGTTCTTTATGCAGTATTGGGCTCAAGAGTGAACAACATTTTTATAAAGAATCTTCTAAGAAGACAGCTTGAATTATTTTCAAACAAAAAAATAAAAGTGCCCATCAAGATTGGTTTGATGAAATTAGTTTCTGATAAGGTGTCAGGATCCTTGGTTTTCAATGTTAGACAATCATTGGCTAATATGGAGCCTGATCAAGGTAATTCTGAAATGAAATACTTGGAAGCTAGTGAGGGAATGTTTCAAGGTGTGTTGGGTAATACATCAAGTTTGCTAGCAGCTGATAATCTTAGGTTGATTGAAAGTGTCCTTATGAGGATGAAAATGGATATTAATGGAGAGAATGTGAATATAGTAAAGTCTATAGAGAGTCACGATACGTCTGATGATATAGTTAGAGCAGTTGAATTTGATAAGGAAATTGGAGCTCATAGCATATTCAAATTTGATTATTCAGTTACAAATAATGTGAACTCACTATCAGGGATAAAGAGAAACAAATACAAAAGTGTTTATTCAAAGTTTGTTTGTGAATTTAACTCTATTTTTAGAACTTTCAATGGCTACTACAATCCAGATATCAAAAGTCGATTGAGCTTCATTGATTACTCTCACTCATCTGATTTAGTTATATCTGCAGAAAGGTGCATTTCACAAGGAGCTGAATACTTGAGAAAAGAAGGCAGTGTTCTGGGTTCATTATGGGTTCAACTTCTAAACACACATTTGCATCTGTTGCAGCATCAGGGTATATTAAAATATAGGGAGATAGGAAGCTTGTTATTTTCTAGACCTTATGAGTTGATGGGTATTCCTGAGATAAATCCTGTTTTATTTAGTCAGATTCACCCTTTGTTGTTCAAAATGAGAAATTACATACTTCCTGAAATGTCTGAGAGAACCTACTTGAATTATATGATTAGTTTAGAAAAAAAACCAGTATCAAAAGTTATTGTTGGAGAGAATGTCGAAAATCAAGTTTGCTCATTTACAAGAGGTAATATTATAGACATACGAAGAAAGCCTAGTAAATCAAAAAGATTGATTTCAGAATTTCTTGAGAGTGTTGATGATAGGTTTTTCTTGTCTGTGCACTTAGGTGTTTCATCTCCTTTATCATACCTATTAGCCAA